CTGCTAGGATGTCCAGTGCCGCGTTGATCTCAGAATCGGAATCCATTTGGTCATACTGGAAGTATCTCTGTATCCTGTTTGGATGTCCTGTGTAGACATCAGGCAGATACGAACTGTAATTTCTCTTCGCGAAATTGGGAACTTTTTCTCCGCTTATGGGAGACAAATTTGCATCTTTAAAATATTTTTTCCAAGCCATACTATATATTACACTTTTTTAAGGTAAACATCAAGTGTTTATGCAGTAATAATGTTACCACTTTCTGCTGTTCTCCTTGTCAATTTCTTAGTCTCCATATGTTGTTCTCGAGACGTGTTGTTTAGGTTATTTAAGTGTTTTTCTAGACTGCCCAAAAGCCTATTGGTAGTTTTGGTTTCTGACACCATTTCTCGGTCCAATTGTTGTTTCTCAGTTGCAATATTTCTACGCATGTCAGCATTTGATTGAACGTACCCGTCTCCTCCTGTCATTCGTATTGGTTCAGGTCCCGCTTCACCTGCCATGAACATCTGTCCATCATATACTGGTCCACCAAACTGCCTAGCACCTGCAAACTGTCCAGCCATTGATCCTAGTCCTGCACCGATCAGTGTGCCTACTCCTGGAAGAATTGCCGTACCTATCGCGGCACCTAGTGCGGCACCACCTAGTCCAAAAGCACCCTGACGTTGTGTGTCTTTGTCATCACTGGCCAACATCGCGGCGCTACTGCCAACTCCTATCGCGGCTCCTAGACCAGGCAAGGCTCTTCCGGCCCCGCCGGCGAATCTTCCTACTCCACCGCCCTTGCCTTTCAGTCCCAGAGCGTTTGCCAGGCCGCCTAGACCTGAGTTACCTATTTTAACACCAGCGGCAACAATACCTATCTGTGTGGCTTTGTCAAATAAAAATTTTCCAGTCAGTACACCTGCTATCGCTGTTCCTGTCAGTGCCGGTGATTTGGCCATAATAGAAACAAGTCCGCCAAGTCCGCCCATTAAACCTTGTATCCCGGTGACCAATCCTCCCAGTGCAGGTCCAAAACCTTGCAACAATGATGTCTCAACTTGTTGGAATTGGCTTGCCAGAACCTTTGATGCCTGTTCAAACGTGGTCAGTCCCTTCACAAGGTTGGTTGCGGATTTGCTTTGTTCGTCGAACACCGCACCTGTGTCTGTTACTCTTCTTCCAAGTTCTATGATACCACCTTGTAGTTGTAAAAATTCTACCTGTCCTGTGACAGTGGCTTTTCTAAATTTGTCTATGCTTCCTGCCGATAAGTCTCTGATTCTTACAAGAGCCTCTTCGCTGGACACCACACCGCTTATCAGATCCTGCACTACCTGTCGAGCGCCTGGAATGTTCTGTACAAGTGCCAGTGCTGATTCAGTTACTGGAACACCTGCATTGGCAATCAAGTCCTGGAACCCTTCTGCTAGTTGAGGTGATATTCCTGCCACTGTGCCGGCAAATGCTCTAAGCCTGTTTCCTGTCTCCACCGTCTGTCCTTGTAGGAAAGCCTGGAATCTTTCGTTGGCCTGTTGTTGTTCTATCTGAGCACGTAGTTCATCCCTCTGTTGACCTGTAAGTTTTGCCAACCTGTCCAATTGTTCTGCGAACGCGATTGAACTATTGATCCTTTGTTGGTCTGTCAACTGGTTGAGCACACCTGCTCTTCTCTGATTGTCCAAGTTTAGTAACAGTGTTTCGTTGATTTCTTCAACAGTAAAGCCAAGTGGTGCTAATCTGTCTATGCCTAGTTCTCTGGTTTGTGCTCCTAGCGTTGCAATAGCCTTGGCACCTTGTGTTGTGGAACCAAACAATGCCGCCAAGTTCTGTGAGTTGTTTGCAACCAATGACGCAAAGTCATCCAAAGGCAATGCCGCGTTGGCCGCCGCCTGTCTTAGGTCCACGATGCTCTTGCCAAAGTTCGCACCTGTCTGTGAAAGTTGCCTGAATGTCTCTATGTTAACATCGAGTCTCTGTCCAACTAATCTTAAGCCGACGATGTTGTCAGTGAAAGCACTTATAGATCCCGATCCCTCGAATGCGGCCTTACCGAGACCAACGAAACTGTCACCCAGTTTCTTGCCGATCTCAAGCATTTTTTCATTTTGTTCTATTAGTCTTTCTCTGGTCTTGATCTGATCGGCGATTACCTTGTATTCTTTTTCGTCCAGTTTGTACTGGTTCTGTGCAATCCTAAGTGCTCTTATTTCAAGTTCTATTCTCTGTTTGGAGCCTTTGTTGAATTCTTTGGAGTTGTTTAATGCCTCCTTGGCCTGTAGAGCGGCCTGCCTTCTTGAAGTCGCTGTACCACCACCGGCGCTCCGTGCACCACCAGAGTCTCGTATTTCTTCTAGGTCCTTTATTATCTGGTCTATACTTGCCATATGGTATTATTTCAGTCCTTTTTATACGCACATAAATATTGACACTTATACGCTTTTAATGTATATTTATAGAATAAAAAATGACTGAAAATACCAATCCATTAAACAAGTACTTCCGACAGCCATCCATATACGTGGCCCTGCCGTCTGGAACTGATTATCCACCCGAAGTGGTTTCACCGTCAAAGACCGGTGAGATCGGCGTCATGCCAATGACTGCAAGGGACGAGATCAAGTTCAAGACTCCGGACGCACTGATGAATGGACAGGGCATAGTGGACGTGATACAGAGTTGTGTGCCAGACATCAAGGACGCCTGGCAGGTCAAGAGTTACGACCTTGACACAATACTGATAGCCATCAGGATCGCCACGTACGGCGAGACCATGGACATCAACTTCAACGTGCCCGGCACCAAGGAAACGGCATCACACACAGTGAACCTGCCTGCCCTGTTGGACCAGATCAGGCTTTCCAAAGTGGAGGACAGTTTCGTGATGGCGGACGGACTCAAGGTATCAGTCAACCCACTGACCTACAAAGACATGACAACAACTTCAATGCAGACGTTCCAGCAGAGCAAGATGTACAGCACCGTGCAAGGATCGGAGATGCCGGACGAGGAGAAGCAGAAACGTTTCAACGAAGCATTCAAAACACTGACGGAACTGAACGCATCGCTGTTGCAAAAGAACATAAGATCAATGACCATGACGGATGGCACGGAGATCACGGATCCCGCACACATCAAGGAGTTCATGGACAAGGCCAACACAAAATTGGTCAAAGAGATAGAAGACAAGTTGACGGTGCTGAGGGCACAGGGAGCGGTGAAGCCGCTTAAACTGAAGGCCACCGAGGCACAGATCAAGTCCGGTGCACCGGCAAACTACGAGGTACCCGTAACTTTCGACTCGTCAAATTTTTTCGTATAACCTTGCTTTCGCAATCGGAATCTGAAATAGTAAAGACCCTGAAGGACATGGAGACATTCCAGAAACAGATGAAGCACGAACTGTTCAAGTTGTGCTGGTATATGCGGGGTGGCCTAAGTTACGCTGAGGCGTCCGCACTGAGCCCTACGGAGCGTGAGATCATATCGACTTTGGTAAAAGAAAACCTGGAAACTACCAAGAAAAGCGGTCAACCTTTCTTCTAGAATATAGTATACTATAACTGAATTTGATTATGCAGATAATTAACACTTACATATGTCCGAACGAGATCTAGTCAAAGAACTCAAATCCACGATCGCAGACCTCACACAAGACCGAGACGAGGCACTTGCGAAAGTCAAGAGCAAGGAAGCCAGGCTCAAGCAGGTCATGATCAAACTGGAGTACGCCACCGAAGACGTGCAGGCAGTGGGACACAAGATAGGTGAGCAGAACAAGAAGATAGCGGAACTGGAAGCCAAGTTGGATACCAAAGAAAAACTTCTGGAAGAAGCACTGGAAAAACTCAAGGACATACATGACGACTCAACACAAAAACCCGAAACAGACCCCGACACAGACGATAAAGAATTGGATCAGTGAGTTTGTAACCAAACCCAATCCCATATTCGGCAACCTGCCACCCTGTCCGTTTGCACAAAAAGCCATCGTTGAAAACAAAGTAGAATTTTTAGAACTTAACAGTATTGCTTGTTACAATACATTGTATCAACACATTTGGAATTTCGATTTCGAAGAAAAAGACGTGTTGTGTATGATTGCACAACCGGATCAGTTCACTGCAAAGGAAACAGTGCAACTGGCAGAAGATTTAAATGAATTTTTTATGCCAAAAGATGTTGTGGTTTTGGAAGACCACCCAAAAATAAATGAATATGTCAAAGATGCTAAATTGAACAATGGACATTATATATTGTTTCTTGTGCAAAGTTTGAGCAAGTTGAACAAGTTTTCAAAAATATTAGAAGGCGGTCCCTATTACCACAAATGGTCTAGGAGTTATCTTCGATCAGTGAAGGGTTTCCGAGATCAGAAAAAGAATTGATCCTGCTGTCTCTTCGGCACAGCCTACGATATTTCTGTTTGTCCGTGCTCCATCGCATGCCATCCCACCATTGGAACCCTCGCCATTTCGCCTTGTACTCGGAACTGTTCTCGTATCCGGATCCCAGGTAGTAGTAGGCCACGTGGTTGTCCGCGGCCCAGATCATCTCTAGGTCCAGCGTGATTGCGGATATCGGTATGTTGTTGGCGTGTATGCAACTCTCCAGTCCAGACAGGTCCTTGGAAT